CACCATTCCGGTTACCCGCCGGGTCGTAAATCGACCCCGCATCAAAGCATTGGCACCTGACGAGGATGTGCTTTGGCCCAACTACACAATTGATCCGCAGGAAGCACCATATGTCTTCCATGTCCTTCACATGACTCCAGAGCAATTGGAATCGAAGGTTCGCACGGAAGGATGGAATCCTGAGTTTGTGGAAAAAGCGAAAGAATTATCGAGATATACACAGGCAGATAATAATTTATACAATGTCCGTCAGGAAGATGCAGTCTTACGGGATGATGATGAGACAATCAGGGTATTATATTGCTATCAGAGACTTTTGGACGAAGACGGGGTAGCCGGGATTTACTGCACAATCATGCATCCTGATGTTCCTGAATTATATGCCAAACATGAGCTTATGGATTATGCTCATGGTAAGTATCCATTCGTAGTGACCAAATACGAGAATGTAAGCAAAAGACTTTATTCATCCCGATCAATTCCTGAAGTGGGTGAACCGCTCCAACAGGTGTCAAAAATTGAAACGGACGCAATGATTGATCGTCAGTCATTGGCGACTTTACCTCCCTTGGAACATCCACTTGGGCGGCCTCCATCACGGTACGGTCCGGGTGTCCGCATTCCGTATCGTACACCCGGAGAGATCCGTTGGGCAAGCACACCACCGTTTGACGGCGGTAATGTGGAAGTACGCAGATACATTCAGGAATTATTTGATAGATATATGGGAAATAACGCTCCGGGCGTTGATCCCGTAGAGGCCCAAAATAAACAACAGTCCATGGTCAATAAGGTATTTAGTCATCTTAAATATGTGATTGACCAGGTATGGACTCTTTATCAGCAATACGGACCTGATGCTGAGTTTTTCCGCGTAACGGGAATGCAGGATGTACAGAAATTTAGCAAGGGTAGACCGGGGGAAAGATTTGATTTTTATTTGCAGTTTGATGTGGCGACTCAAGATCCGCAACAAATGCTGGAACGGGTAAAGGCAATTGCGGAGATCGCACCCGCCCTGGATCGGTCAGGCACCCTGGATACGGAAAGACTTTTACAACTGGCAGTCGGACAGATCATGCCCGGTGCATCTGAGAAAATCATGATTCCCAAGGAGACCGCATCGCAAAAAGCAGTGGATGAGGAAAGACAAACCATTGCGGAACTGGTTGCGGGAGTACCGCCAAATGTTCGACCACAGGATGCACATGAATTAAAGATGCAAGTATTTCAGCAATGGTTATCTCAGCCTGATATTCAACAAAAAGCACAGCAAGATCAGGCATTACAGGAGCGTATACAGAATTACATGCAACAAAGAAATTTCGCCATTCAGCAAAAAGCAAACGCTGAGATTGGCAGGCTGGGAGCAACTCCCACGCAATTTGGACAAACTGCACAAACGCAAGCCGCATAGAAAGGAAAAATCATGCCAGGATACATGTACGGAAAAAAAATGATGAAGAAGAAAAGCCCGATCAAGAAAAAGGTCAGGCGTAAAAAGAAATAATGGCTAAAGGAGTAAAGCATTATTTGCGCGACGGTACGACCTGGAACAAGTCTTACCATAAGATGCCCAACGGTAAATTACACACGGGAAAGACGCACAGTAAGTCAAGCAAACCATTGTTTCATTTTGGAGATCTTTCGGATACTGCGAAAAAGAAAGCCAGAAAGAAGTGAGCATAACTTACCGCAATGAACGGTTTAGTAATTATAACAAACCAAAAAGAACACCCGGAAAGTCCAAGAAATTTGCTGTACTTGCTAAGGAGGGAGATAAAATCCGTCTTGTTAGATTTGGAGATCCAAATTTACGAATTAGAAAGTCAGAACCCGCCAGGCGTAAATCCTTCCGAGCAAGACATAAATGCGATGAAAAAAAGTCTAAATTAACCGCCGGATATTGGTCCTGTAAAAACTGGTGAAAAAATTAAGTCCAAAACAGAAGAAGATTGCGAGAGCATCAAAGCCCCGTAATAGAATCACAAAGTCCGACTTTGTGGCCTTGAAAAGGCGGAGGAAGAAAAAGTGAGCAAGAATGTGCCAACGAACAAGGCTTTGTATTCCCGTGTAAAATCCGAAGCTAAAAGAAAGTTCGATGTTTATCCAAGTGCTTATGCAAATGCTTGGTTGGTAAAGACTTACAAAAAAAGAGGCGGTAAATATAAAACAGTTAAAGGCAAAAGCTAGTGGCGAAGAAAGATGGTGGACTGACGAAGTGGTTCAGCCGGAACAAAGGGAAAGGCTGGATCGACTGCAAAACGGGCAAGCCATGTGGCAGGAAGTCTGCGCGCTCGTCGAAGCGTCCGTATCCCGCATGTCGGCCCACGAAAGCGCAATGCAAGAAAAGTGCGGTAAAGAGAAAGACGGGACCAAAGCGTGTAAATTGGAAGGGTAGGAAGAAGTGAGATGGGTTGTCCTGTTTTTATTATTAGGATGTACAAGCACGCATAATCTCAAACTTCTTGAGCAGGACAGAGAGAATAAAGAGCTAGAACTGATGTATTTAAAGGAAATGCAAATAGCACAAGAAAACAATGATCAAGATGCCTTTGATTATTTTTTCCAGGAATATATGGAAGTACCGAGATTGGATATTCCGCAAAAGCTTAAAAATCATAAAAACTATTTTCAGGGCGGAGATAAAATAAAATACTGATGAGAAAGACTAATCATGAAATCGACCATGAAGATGCAATTAGAGCGCTGTCCTCTATCAAAAACGACCCCAACTTCAAGCGATATATTGAAGTGCGTGAGAGTATGCGTGAAGAAACTATCCGGGCGTTGCAGACTCCTGCGAACATTGAAAATCTAAACCTACACTTTTATATTTCAGGGAAACTTGAGGCCATCGACGAAGAGTTAGATATTTTTTACAAGCTTTTTTCATAGTAGTTATTGGTTTGGACCCTCTGCGCTTGGGGTAGCGCAGGGGGTTTTTTGTTGCCATTGTCAAGACAATTAGTTACATTATGCTACACTAGGTGACAACCTTGAATAATTATGGAAACATTAACAGAAGGGGTTGTCTCGGAGTCCCCTGAAAATTCCGTGAATACAGAAACGCCCGTGGATGGGAATGTGTCGATGGCAGAATTTGCAGATCAGTTATTGAAACGCAAACAAGCTAACGAAGCAGAACCTGAAGCGAGTACCGAAGAGACGGACGAACCTTCTGACCAAACAGAAGAGCCTACGGAAGTCACTGAGGAAACCACCGCCGAAGAGACGGAAGACGATACGCCGTCCCCACAACCTTCGGAAAATGTTCTTTCAAAGTACGGAATCGACCTGGACAACTTGTCCGAAGAGGAAAGTCGCGAACTCGCAAAATCGCTGAACGCATCTGCGGTTAAACGGTTTGGCAGACTTACCGCTCAGAAGAAAGCACTACTAGCGGAAAATGCTGAACTGCAAGCGCAAGCCGAGCAGGCACAGCAAACGCAAACTAGCGAAATTCCTGAGTTCCTCAAAGACAACGCTCTACACAATGTAGCTGATGAGCAGGCACTCATGAAGGAAGTCGAGAATCTAAACACTCTTATCGAGTGGGCAGAGGATGGGATGGAAAACGAAGCCCAGTTTGACGATGACGGAAATGAGTTTGTCCTCAAGGATGGAGATAAAACTTACACCAAGGCTGAACTGCGGAGAATACGATCCAATGCGAAGAAAATAATTCGTAAGGATGCTCCTGCAAGACAGGCGTGGATTAAGGAGCGTCAAGCATCTGATCAGCAGGCATTACAAACCTTCGAGTTTTTAGGAGACGCGGAAAGCGATGACTATAAGTTGTTCATGCAAGTAAAGTCTAACAAGCTTTATAAGCCCTTGGTTGAGCATTTACCAAATTCAAACTTTGCCCTGGCACTCATGGTGGAGGGATTAAATGCGGTAAAGGCACGCCAGAAACAAAAGTCGAAACCAGCCCCCAAGCCAAAAGCACCCGTGGCATCCACGGAAGCAGGAGCGGCAAGGGCGAAGACTCCACAAGCGGCAAAGACGAAGGCTGTGGAGACGGCGTATAAGAAGTACGAAGAATCCGGGTCTATGGCGGACTATCAATCTTATCTTAAACTAAAAAGGAATTAATTAAAATGGCATCAACAAAAACTTATTCAGTATCAGGCAACAGAGAGGATCTCAGCGATATTGTCACCCTGCTAGAACCAGAGGCTAGTCCATTCGTATCTATGGCAAAGAAGGCAACCGCAAGCGGTACATTCTTCGAGTGGCAAACAGATAACATGGCAACTCCTTCATTCGCCGGAGTACTCGAAGGCGAAGACGCTTCGAGCTTTGACGATAAAGCCGCCAACCGTGCAAAACTTGGAAATCATATTCAAAAT